ACTGTCAACACATTTGGTGTTCCACACTTGTCGCAAGGATACGTGATCGAATACAGCAACACGGGCATCGTTACGAAGAACTTCTCAAAGCGCTCGAACTGCTCAGGCGTCATGTTGTCGATGAAGTTTCTGAAGTCTTCAAGATCAGCTTCAGAGTTGTTCTTGAAGGTTTCGTCGGCGGTGTAGACGGAATCGATACACTTCGCCACCACATCATAGATGATGTTCTCATCCTTCGCTTCATACAAATCATGAAACAGCTTGAGCGTGGGATATCGCATGAGCACATGAACGCTGTCAGGAAGTTCAATCTTCTTGCTGTGTTCTGGCGTCTCTTGCAAAGTGAATTCTGATACATCAACCTCAACGCGCTTCTGGTCCTTACAGCTACCGCACCCTGAATAGAATTCAAGTGTTTCACCCTGGGACTTGCCCCGAATTTGCAAGAACGCATACTGCACTTCGAACAGCGGTGAATTAGCAGCATCAATTACGCCGAAGGTGCAGCTAGTCACAATATCACACATCGCATCGATTATTGAGTGTACGTCTTTGCTCTCGTTTGCCATGATCAGGATTTTCTCTTCCTTCACAACATACGGCCGATACGTAACCTCAACATCCGATAGCGGCAGTTTCATTTTGAATGTTGGCACTTTGACCAATGGTATATTCATTTCACAATCTCCATGTTATCTTCCCGTAAAAATAGAAACCTTCTTCTTGACAATCGTGAACCTATCTCGAACTTGATCTATTCCGCTGAGGTAGGGATCAATCTTTTCCTTCTGATCATTGATCGCACTATTGATATCCTTCATAGTTGAATCAAACCCACCCAACAGTTTCTCAAACTGTGACTTTTCCTTCTCAAGTTGCTTCTTGGTGTCCCGACCCAACGACCCGCCGTTAACCCAATCATCGTTTGTCGTAGTGGCTGAACTACTGCCAACATGTATCTCACGATTTTGACCGTTAGCATCGAGGGATTCCCAACGCTTGTACATGAAGGTGACTACCATTCTGTGGATGGTTGTGTTGCCGTAAGACAACGGCATGATAATAATACTGCGAGGCCACGCTTCGACCAACCTTGTCGCCCATAACATCTGGTCGGGAGTCTCAATTTCGGTTTTTCCGCCGCGCTCAAGTGCGGCGGCATTCTTACCAACGTCAAACCCGGGGGCGAGTGAATAGATCATCACCTCAGCAGCATACTCGTCGTAGTCGCCGATTTCGAGGCCCCGGGGGCTGTCTCCTGTGCCGATACACAACGTCATCCAGTCTTCGAAGAACCTTCGGGCGGTCCAGTCGTTATCGATGAGGAATGAGAAGGATGCCGTATCGTTCCAGAAGTCCATGGTGTGTGGCCGTGGCTCACTCAACGCATTGATGCGGAGTGAGCGAGCCATAATCTGCTTACCTGGGATTGAAGCTTCGTCGCATAGCATAGACACGTTGGCGACACCCGAGAGTTCACCCTGCGGAGTCCACTTTCCCGCCAACCCCTTTGGGATAGGAAAGCCAACGGCGTAACGATTGACGCGAGCCAAGGCCTTCGTTTTAACAAGGGTCAAGAATTCCTTGAGTGTTGATAGTGGGGCATCCCGAACAGCAGCGGGCTGTGCTGGCTTGGCGGGGGTCGTGAAGGGATTATTGGAACCGAAGCTTGACATTATCGCATTTTCCTTATAGAGTCCCTGAAGACCTTATCGCGGGATGCCTTCTCGAAGTTGTCAATGGGCAACATGATGGCCTTCTTCCAGTCGGCAGGATTGATTTTGAGAACGCGGGACTGCACATGACTATTCAGATAGTGCTTCACGGCCACTCTAGCACCTGGGAATCGTGATGCGTTGTCCAGGAGTGTCCACTTCAACTTGAATCGAGTGGTCTCTGTCAAGTTACGATTGTTGGTGTACTCCATCATTTTTGTCAACAGCTTCATCCGGAGCATTGGGGGTAGATAATGCATGTTTAACCCCACGAAACCTCCTGGGATACTTCTAAACGTAATTACCAACGGAAACTGGTCAAAATACGGCAAACTATCCCTTAGCTTAGGGTCGTAAATAAACAGATGCATGTCACCGGGCCGTACAGAACTCACGAATTCACCAATATCACTCTTGAGAATTCGTGCGCCTGATACTGACTCCATCCCGACCTTCCGAATCATGTTTTCATACCACCGGAAGCTTTTCTCGGGAGTCTCTACTTCTCTTATTTTGTCAAGTTGTTTCATATGGGCCCTAGGGGTTGACAACTAAATTCAGGTCTTATACATATCGTTGTTCGCTGTTGAATAGGAATAGAATCATCATGAATGTATTTATGACCCAAGCAGTAATGGATCGAGCGAAGCGAAGATCCTTCAACTAGTGATGCCTAAATCCTTTTCTGTTACAAGCATGAATTCCCATCCCTTAGTCCCAGCGAAGTGCCTAGCTGATGCCCACTTTGCCTTGTTGACTTCCCATTGCATCACTTCTTCAATGAAATGCCGGGTCTTCCGTTTTGGAGGCACCGGCTCTTTTGTATACTTCGATGGCTTGACTTCGACAAGATAGACTTTTAACTCACCCTTAGTTGTCATTATCTCAATGACAAAGTCCACAAAGTAGCGGTGCATCTTCTTGTCTACAGGACTGAAGTAGGGCACAACAACTTCTTCGCTATTCCATTTTAGGATGCTATCGTTCTGATCGCACCATTTCATGAAGCGAAGCTCGTAGCTACTGCGGTAGACAATGGATTTTACGTCACCCACGTACTTTTCAGGACGCTTTGGCGTAAACTTGCCTCGGTATGATTCCTTGGAATATGTCATATAAATATCGTTGAGCCTATAACCTCCCTAAGGATATTTATGACCTCGCCAATCATCAAACCGCAAACTACTCTGACACCTTTCAAGTTTGGGCAGGTGGCTGCAATTCAGCAAATATCGGATGCAACTGCTCAGTTTGCAACTGCTGAAGGCGCAACTGTGAATGCTGCATTAAGCAATGTTTCTGCATTGGGCGATGCCCCGGCAGGCAGCATCCTCGCCCCAATGACGAGAGATGCCGCAGATAAACAAAACGCAGGTGTCTTTCAAGCTGGGGCAGATGCACTTTTGGGTAGAGGTGGTGAAGCGTTTGAGGTGTTGCGTTATCCCAATACAGACCTAGGAACGGCAGACTACCCACACTACGTCATGTTTTTCATCACTGATAGACGGAGTTCACTCAGTGATGCAGAAGTGCCAGCAGGGAACAACCTCCAATTTGATTACAGCCAGAAAAATTTGTGGGTTGATGAGAAGGCAACAAGAGAACTGGGAACATTTGGCGGAGGTCTAGCTGGGGGCGCTCTCGGAAAGAGTTTGGGTAAACTTGGGGGCGAGTTAACGGCAGTCGGTGGGACGTTCGGTGGGTTCTGGGGAGGTCTGTTGGGTGCAGGAGTGGGTGCAGGCGTGGGTGCGGCAGTCTTTAACAATGAGCAAGAACGAGCCAGGGTCTTGCTAAAAAAGGCGATTGCTCTGTATTTGCCTCATAACCCGGTTGCGTCTTACAATGCGGACTGGGCATCAGAAGATCTAGGAATTATTGGCGGCATTGCGAAGAACGCCAAGAACATGAAGGACGCCTTCTCAAATATTATGAGTGGCAAGGGCAACATCGCAAAGTCGGCGATCATGTCACAGGCCAACAAAATTGACACAAAGGGGCTGGGCAGTGTAGGAGGGGCGCTTCAGTCGGGCCTCGCACAAGTACCCAACCCGTTCAAAGCGCAGCTGTTCAAGGTAATGGGGTTCCGTCAATTTGCATTTGAGTATAGCTTCCTCCCGCGAAATAAAGATGAGTATGACGAAGTTGCTCAAATCATCTACACGTTTAAGCGATATATGCACCCTGTTCTGGGTGAGGATAAGTTCATCATGAGCTATCCTGCTGAGTTCACGCTGGGGTTCTATCACAAAGATAAGCCGAACGAAAACTTGTTCAAGGTATCAAACTGCGCGTTGACGAGCTTGAACACAAACTTTGGTGGCACAGACTTCACAACATTCCGTAGTTCGCCTGGTGCACCAACAGAGATCACGATGCGTTTGAACTTCCTTGAGCTTGAGATGCTGACGCGAGATCGCATCGAGTCAGGATACTAATATGAGCCTCTTCAAGAAGTTTCCGCG